CGTTAAACTTCCGGGACTAGACGTAACTGTGTAGCTTGTGATTGATGCACCGCCTGTTGCAGCGGGTGCTGTAAATGTAACGGATGCTTGTGCGTTTCCCCCTGTAGCTGTACCAATCGTAGGTGCGCCGGGGAATGTAGGGAAGTTGGAACCCTGCAAGAACCGTTTAACCTTCTTTACAGTCCACAGACCATTAGCGTTTGTTTGTGATGGGAATTGAGCCATGATTAAAACGTAATTGATCCGGAACCTGTCCAGCGATAAATTTTATACCCGCCAGTGTTGGTAAACGATGGTGAGCCTGTAGTGGATGCAGCGTCATCAAAAGTATTAGCGTAGCGGATAATCACAACGCCTGAGCCACCATTAGCTCCGGGGCCAGAGATACCTGAGCCGGGGCCACCTCCACCGCCGCCACCTGTGTTGGCAGTCCCAGCAGTTGCTTGGTTACCCCCGCTTACACCTTGTGCGCCGGTTCCTCCACCACCCAAACCACCAACTCCGGGGCTAGTTGTTCGTTTAGTTCCTCCACCACCGCCAGCATAATAGGTTGACGTTCCAGTAATAGATGACTGCAAACCATCCCCGCCATTACCAGTTCCATTACCTGTAGCGCCTACAGCACCAGCACCACCCCCGCCACCGCCCGGAATAGATGTTGTTCCGCCTTGACCGCCAGCATTTCCTTGTCCAGACGTGCCAGCACCGCCAGCCGCATTAGAATATGATCCACCACCACCCGATCCACCTGTTCGGCCAGCACCACCATCGCCATCTCCTCCTCCTCCACCGCCAGTAGACGTTATAGAAGAGAACACAGATGCCGATCCATCATTACCCGCAGACCCCGTACTACCGACACCTCCAGCGCCCACAGTTACTGTAATAGCAGAACCAGCAGAAACAGCAAAACCTGACGCAGTTCTATACCCACCAGCGCCCCCTCCTCCAGCGTTATCAAAGCCGCCCCCACCACCTCCAGCAACAACTAAGTATTCAACAGTAGATGTTTTATTAACAGCGCTTGGAGTAACACTATTTGATGCAGAGCTTTCTGCACCGTACCCCACTGCATTTTGAGCGGCTACTGTAAACGTATACGCCGTGCCGTTTGTCAAACCAGTAATTGTGATTGGCGAGGAAGCGCCTGTAGCTGTAATACCGCCGGGCGAAGACGTAACTCGGTACCCCGTAATCGGAGAGCCACCATCACTTGCTGGGGCTGTAAAAGTTACAGATGCCTGAGCATTACCACCAGTAGCAGTGCCAATTGTTGGAGCACCGGGAACAGTAGCAGTAGTAGGCCAATTACTCCCCATGACGGCATCACGCACATCCATTAGGTTCCAACGACCATAAGCACTTGAGGGGGATGGGAAGTCTGCCATGGTTAGAATGTAATTGATCCAGAACCTGTCCAAGTGTAAGTGCGAAAGCCACCGGAAACAACAATAGTGGGGGAACCTGTGGTAGATGCTGCCGCAGTGAAAGTATCAGCGTAGCGAATAATTACGATACCAGAGCCGCCAGCCGCACCACTCCTGTCAGGAACTCCGCCTGTATCACCACCACCACCACCACCACCGCCAGTGTTTGCAGTACCCGCTGTACGGTAACGACTTGTGTATGTGCCACGACCGCCGCCACCGGAGCCGCCTGTGCCTCCAGAAGAACCACGACCACCACCGCCACCACCGCCAGCGTAAGTAGTACCATTAAAAGCGGCTGTGCCGTTGCCGCCATTGCCGGGATTATCACCGCTGACTGCATTTGTACCAACGGCAGACGCTCCGCCGCCACCACCGCCAGCAACTGTTGACGAATTTCCACCTTTATTACCTTGCCCAGCAGTACCGTTTTCACCAATACCGTCGCTATAACCGCCGCCACCACCCGAGCCGTAAGTGCCACCACCGGGGCTGGTTTTGAATCCGGGGCCCCCAGCATTAGATGTGATTGAAGAAAACACAGACGGAGAACCTGCGGTTGCAGTGCCAGCGGATGCTCCACCACCACCACCTCCAACAGTAACTGTAATTGCACTGCCACTACTTACCGCAAAACCCGAAGCCGTTCTAAATCCACCTGCACCACCACCGCCACCGTCATCACCGCCACCACCGCCACCACCCGCAACAACCAAATACTCAACTGTAGAGGGGGCAGTGGCCGCAGGAGTCACGCTGTTAGATGCGGAGCTTTCAGGCCCATAACCAATTATATTTTGTGCCGCCACAGTAAATGTGTAAGAAGTCCCGTTTGTTAAGCCGGTTATAACAATAGGCGAAGATGCGCCTGTAGCCGTCAAACTCCCCGGTGTTGATGTAACTCTGTACCCAGTAATAGCGGAACCACCGTCATTTGCTGGCGCTGTAAATGTTACCGACGCTTGTGTATTGCCGCCTGTTGCCGTTCCAATCGTAGGCGCTCCGGGGGCACGTACAGTAATAGGCCAATTGTTTCCAGCCACAGCGCGGTAGACATCTGTTACGTTCCAGACGTCTGATGCACCCGAAGTGGATGGAAATTGAGCCATTAGCTGATGTCCTCGTAAGAGCAGACGCCCTCAAGATCACTGTTAGCACTTGCGGTCAAACGAAGTGTGTCGCCTTCTTCAAGATAGACACGACTTGAAATAATATCAAGCGTAGCGCCAGCCGGAACGGTCATTAGGTACGCAAGTTTGTACGCTACCGAAGACCTAAAAATATCCACGTTCACCGTGGCGTTGTTTGTGCCGTCAACGTTTGTGATGAGAAGCTGGTCTATCTTCAAAACCTTACCGCTGGCGGCAGAGTTAGTGACAATAGCCGTAGCTGATGTCGTAATTGCCAACACTGCGGTTTTGCCGAGAATTGTTGTTGGCGCGATAATATTTGGTGCTGCCATGATTTACCTCAGAATGTTATTGAGCCTGAACCCGTAAAACGGTATGTGCGGAACCCGCCTGCAACTGTAACTGTTGGAGAGCCTGTGGTACTAGCGGCGGCTTGGGAGTCTGCATAGCGGATTACAACTACACCAGAACCACCCGTGCCACCGGGTGTATTATCTCCAGCGCCACCAGCACTTCCGCCACCACCAGAGCCGGTATTGGCAGTAGCGTTTTCGCCTTGGTAGTTGCCAGAAGTTCCAGTACCGCCTTCACCGGAACCCGCAGGGCCACCGGCAGCACCACCAGCACCACCAGCACCGCCACCACCCCCGCCGCCAGCGGCATACCTATTTCCATCAAACCCTTGAGTTCCAGCCGCTGCACTACCACCGCCAGTGCCACTTGCAGCTTCGCCAGCAATGTTAGAGTTACCGCCCCCGCCACCACCGCCGTTATCTTCAAAATCAGGTTGTCCGGTAGTACCGCCAGCACCACCGTCATACCCTTCAACTCCGACATTACCACTCCCGCCCGATGCTGACTGCCGCCCGGCACCGCCACCTCCAGAGCCTCCATTCCCACCCACACTGCCACTTTCACCCGGAGCGCCGCCGTAGCCGCCACCTGTGGCCGAAATGGTGCTGAAGCTTGATTCCGTACCGCTTCCGCCCGCAATACCTGCGCCACCGACAATCACAGCATAGTTAACCCCAGCCGTAATCCCAAACCCAGATGCAGTTCTATATCCTCCTGCGCCGCCACCACCACCACCGCCCTTAACATTGTCGCCTTGACCACCGCCACCGCCACCAGCGACAACGAGATATTGGACAGTAAACGAAATAACAGCGGGAGTAATAGCCCCCACCAACATCATTTGAATACCGCTCACGATACGTTTCCTGAAATAACGCAGACTGTGCCGCTGATAAACAGAATGGTTGCTACGCCTCGGGTAGCTAAAGCAACTGACGCCTTGTCTGAATTCGCGCCAGCAATGTATGCCGTTGTGATTGTGCAAGTAATTGTGATGTTGCCAGAGGTGTTATTAAAGATGCTGATTGCATTACCTTCAGAAAACGTGGCGTCTGGAATTGTGATTGATCCGCCAGAACCAACCTGTACGTATTTACCAACGTCACCAGTAGCCAGTGTGTACGAGCCAGTCTTTGTTCCAACGGCTGGAATGCTTCTAAAGCCAACAGCGTTTGTCCCGTCTACTGTACAAGAAGACAATACGCCTTGTGAGGGTGTGCCCAACTGAGGAGTTGTTAGCACTGGGCTTGTCAGCGTTTTATTGGTAAGAGTTTGCGTTGCTGTAACACCTACCACATCAGTAAGTGTGTTACTACCGTAAGCAATTGTTTTGTTGGTTAAAGTTTCTGTGCCCGTTGGGGTTACATAGTCCGTACCCGCAGTAGCGTTTGCAAGTGCGCCGCCAGAGTTAGCTTTTAGGATAGCCGTACCAGATGGGGGTGCTAAATAATCCGTACCCGCAGTGGCTGCTGAGATTGCAGTCCCGTTACCTTTCAGCACACCTGTGATACTTGTAGAAACCGTGATGGCCGGGGTAGTTGTAGATGTTGCCACCGTACCTGCAAAGCCATTAGCTGAAACAACGCTTACAGAAGTTACACCCCCGGTAGAAGACGCCACTTTTACAAAGTCTGTGTCGCTCCAAGCTACGACGCATTTTTCACCGGAAGTAATCGTTACACCAGCCGTTGGCCCAGCGCCACGAAACACAATAGAACCAGTACCGGCGTTGATGACTACGTATGTTTTACTTTTAGCAGGGGCTGTGACGTTTCTAGTTGTAGCGCCGTTACTTGCCGTCCACCGAATAATGGCTTGCCGTGCTTGATTCGCTACGTAATCGGTTGTGGTCAACGTAACATCTGTATCAGCGCTGAGTGTGGTTACACCTGCAACAGCCGAATCTAACAAAGATGTAATGGAGTCGTTAACAGTATCGCCCCATGTACCAGACAGGTCGCCCTGTACGGGTAGTGCAAGGCCAAGAAGTGCGGTAGGTGAAGTCATTGTTTCTCCATTATCGTCCGAAGACTAAAGACATTCCAACAGCAAAACCTTTTGCTGCGGCTGCGGATGTTTGCCAAGAGGGGACACTTGTTCCATTAGAAGTCAACACTTGACCGCTTGTTCCGTTAGCAATAAATGCTGTTGCGCCAGACCCTGTCTGATATGGAATTTGACTTGCTGCGCCCCCAGCCAAATTTGTGGCGGTAGTAGCACTCGTAGCAGACGTCGCAGTAGAAGCGTTGCCACTCAACGTGGCTGTAATCGTACCGGCGCTAAAGTTTCCTGACGCATCTCGGGCTACAACCTTGGATGCTGTATTAGCATCCGTAGCGTCTACCGCAAAAGTACGCGCAGTTGCACCGTCGTATGTACCGGCGCTTGTCAAATAAGTACCGGCGGTCAAGGCGTTCAAATTAGAACCCAAAGCCACACCAGAGATTGTTCCTGACACCCATGTAAACGCAGAACCGTTAAAGTTCAGCACGTAGTTAGTGCCGGACGCCGCCGTAGTAAACGCTGTTGTTCCAGCGGAAGTTTGATACGGAATTTGATTAGCCGCACCGCCAGCCAAGTTAGTTGCGGTTGTTGCGCTAGTAGATGACCCGCTTAGCGTCGCCGTAATTGTCCCGGCGGAGAAATCGCCAGAAGAATCACGAGCCACAACTTTGGAGGCGGTGTTTGCCGAAGTTGCGTCAACGGTTGCTGTTACAGCAGCAGAGCCGTTAAAACTTGTGCCCGTCAGGTATGTACCCAACGTCAGCGCATTCGCCACAGACCCAGCCGATCCAGAGATGTTGCCCGACACCGCAGAGCCGTTGATGGCAATACTTGTATTGGTTACAGAAGTAAGCTGGCCTTGGGCGTTAACGGCAAACACAGGAACCGCAGACGCAGAGCCGTATGTATTGGCTGATACGCCCGTATTAGAAATGTTAAACGTAGTTGCTGGTGAAAGGTTCAGACCCGTGCCAGCGTTATAGACCTGTGCAGAGCTAATCTGAGCAAACGTAATGTTTGTTGTGCCAAAAGTAATAACGCCAGTCGTTGTAACTACATACGTCTCGCCCGCGCCAGTGTTACCGTTGGTAACGAAAAACGCATCGTTGTAGCCCAGCGAATCGGGGTCACGAACACCGTAAGTATCCGCGTCTGTAGAACGAGTCAGCACCCAGTTTGTTGAGCCGTCACCAACAGTCGTAACCGTGTAGACGCCGTTTTCAAACTGATTGGTCTGGTTGTAAATCAACACCCGCTTATTGACAGTCATCAACACGCCGTCAATAGTCAACGCAACTTGCGTACCTGCATTGGTCAACGTAGCGCCTACACCGGACGAGCCGTTGTTGTATGTGGCGTTTAGATTGCCTGTGGTGTTTGGTGACTCAACAAAAACCGGCTCATGGTATGAAATACCCTGTGTAACCAAACCATCTACGTACTGTTTGTTGGCAATATCTGTGTTGGAAGCGGGGGTGGTTGATACCGTGCCTGTAGTCAAAGCCGCAGAAGTGGCAGTAATTGCACCAAAAGACGTTTGGACTACGACTCCAGCAGCATCTTCGTAAACAGCCTTTTCAGAGGGATACGTTACAAATACGTCTTTAGTGTTAGCCGCAAAATTAACAAGCGATCCGCTATTACTTGAGGACAAAACCGTATCACGAGACAGCGTAGTGCCAGAAGCTGTGTACGTACCAATACCTACTTCCCACGCGCCCGTAACAGCGTCAGCAATAGCGTAATAGGTTGTGTTAGCGTTACCTACTGCCGCAAAAGATTGAAAGCCCGCTACCGCGCCAGCAAGCGTAATCGTGCCCGTACCCGCCGTTGTAGAGGTTTCTTTAACCCGATCTTTTAGTACGAGAGCCATTTTTATTCCTTACGACGGTAGGTTAGTCCAACCGGGTGACTGCGTGTCGTCAATAACCGACCATGCGGGAGATTGAGTGTTCCCTATATTTTGCCAGTTTGGGTTCTGGTTGTCATCAATAGAGCCCCAAACAAGTACGTCACCAATCAATACGTAAAGCTGAATACCTGTTACGTTTGCATTGATGGTGGCGGTAGCACTTAAAGAATCTGATGCATTGGCTAATTCCGCTACTGTGCCATTAAACGCAACTTGCGCTGTTTGGGTATCGGTACCGGTAGCCCCTTCGCTGACCACGGCAGCAAAAACTATAGTCGCACTAGACGCATCTAAAGCTGTGGCCAATTCAGATATGGCCGCCAAAACACTAGCACTTACACTAAAAAACGCGGTTCCTGACGCACTTTCCGATAGGGCCGCAAAAACACTTGCAAGCGCCGTTTGAGTATCTGCTGCCGTTGCAATTTCGGCTATCTGTGCCAGCACATCCGTACGCGCTACTTGTGTAGACGTGGCGGTAGCTGTTTCACTGTCGGTAGCCCGTAAAATGTTATTTGCATTAAACACCGTGTCGGTGGCCGCAGCAGCTTCCGCCGCAATACCGCCTAATACGGTTTCGGCATCCATAGACGCCAAAGCTACAGCGCTTTCAGAAACGGCGAAGCTATACGTATTACCGCCTAGAGCGGCAAAGGGTGCTTGGGCAAATGTAACATCACCAAACACCACGCATCCTTAAGCTGCGTCTAACGAGAATTGATACGTAACCGCTAATGTGTCGCCGTTATCCACCGTCTTGTCACCACCAGTGAAGTCACCAGCAGAAAACAAAACACCTGACGTACCAGAGGCTGCGTTTGTCAACAACGCGCCAGCCACCACAGTGGCGTTAACCAACATAGAAAACGACGAGGGTGACGCAGAGTTTGAAATCACTGAAGGGTCAGCAGTAGTGGCTGTACCAAATGTAACCGCCTTACGGTTGCCCGTGTAAGCCGTGCCGGGAACCAACTCAGTCCAACCTGCGTGAACAGCCAAAGTATTATCGGCGGCGTACGTAGTGCCTGAACCGGGGCCTTGCACTAAGCCCAAGTACCACGCAGCGGTATAGCCTGAGCCTTGGAAATATTTGGTATTCATGTCCTGCAAACCTTCGTTCACAACCAAGTTATGAAAGGTATCAGTCCACTTAAATTGACCATCAGGGCCGTGGCAAGTCACTGTAAAAACACCGCCTGCGCCCACACGCTCTGCGCCGTTGGGACGCGCAACTAATGCTGCAGATACCGCGTCTTGGGCTTTTGAAATTTCTGTGCTCATGTTTAATCCTTACGAGATACGCACGATGGCGCTGTTTGCATCGGGGGTTGGGAAAATAATTTGGAACGTGTCGTTGTTTACCGTCTTGTCTGCACCAAAGTCCAACACAGCGACAGATGGATCACCTGCAACAGAGTCGTTATATATCAGTGCGCCACGCGCAGTAAACGATGCGTTTGTCCAAGTTGAGTTGTTAAACGAAACAAACGCTGTTGGAATGTTAGCAGAGTTGTTACCGGATGTTGGCGATGTAGAAATCACCAAAGTATTCCCGCCCGCCGTGTAGCCAGTGCCGGATACTTCACCAGTCATACCTACTGTATAAGCCGTGGTCGAGGCGCTGAGATTGGCTGCACCTGTGAACAGCGCAACTTTAAACGTATTAGGCGATGTAGGGCCAAAGTTATGGACTGCTTGAAGCAGTTGCACTTTAAAACTTGTTGTGGCCGTTTGAAGAATACTCATGATACCGCCGTTCTTACTTGACCATCGCGATAAGCATCCATACGTTGCTTACCATCAGCCAGATTTTTATACAGAGCAATTGCTTGAACATAACGCTCCTGTGCAAGCTGAACCATACCTTGGTCACCCTTCATGTACACAAGTGCTTCACAGATAGTGCCGTACAGCAAAACAGAATCAAAGTTATCACCAAGCCAAGACGTATTTGAGGTCACAATTGACTCAGGATAGTAGTAGTAGTGAAGCTCCGCCATATACGCAGCATCGGGCGTAGGGCCAACAATAAACGCCAACTCATTTACATCATTAGATTGCGGCCCAAAGATTGCATAGTGTTTGGGCTTACCTGTAGTTGCTGGATTTGGATATGCTTCACGCATGAAGTTCACATCTTTGTTTAGCAGATACAGAAAATCACCTGTACCAGATGCTGGGTATATGGCTAAGCT